TCAACCTCCGCCTCTGCCTCAAGAGAGGCTGAGTCCTTCTTCGCCTTTGCTTCCAGAACTCGCACCTGTCTGGTGCTTTCGGCTTCCATCAACGCTGCCTTACCTGCCAGCGTGCGGTTATAAACACCGATTTGCGGCAAGGCCCAAACTCCTAGACCAATGATTGCAATGCCAATGATTGCAATTCCGCCAATGACAATGACGCCAGCCGCGTCTTCTTGTGTAGACATGCGAGTGAAGTGAAAAGAAAAGCCCCGCCGAAGCGAGGCCGTTGAGCGGTGAGGTGTGGATCAGAGATCCAGGTCATCGTCGCCGGAGTTATCGGCGGCATCGGAATCACCACAGGGGGTCAGCACGATCTTGCCCTCTTCGGCGGTCACGGTGACTTTGCTGCCAGCTTCAAAGCCAGCGATGGCGGCATGACGAGCGCCAACGACACAGTTGCCGGTCTTACCAACAGTGATCACCGGAGCACGGCCACGACGAGCGCTGTAGGCACGCTTGGCGGGCACAAAAGCAATGCCGGTGCTTGCTTCGGTTACAGCCTTGAAGAATTCGTTCTTGTGCAGGCGGGTGCTGGTTTCGCCGGTTTCGGGATCGGTTTCCTTGGTGTAGTAACCAGCGCCAAAGGCGAGATCCTCAGGGGGCAGGCTCTGATTGGCCTGCACAAAATCAAGCAGCTCCTGACCGGCTTTGCGTTCGCCGCTCACTTTTACCTTGTTGGTTTTGGTGGCTTCGGGAGCTTCGGTTTCGGCAGTGATGGTTTCAGGGGACATTTCAGTCTCTAGTTGGTCGAGTGGATTGAGGACAGCCTCTGCGCCTTGTTTTTTGCGTGCCATGACGGCGGGTGGTTGACTTGTGCAAATTAGCACAGTGCGTGGAATCTTGCAAGAGACACGCGTGTCAGGGTTTTAGAGCAAGCACCATCGCTGATGCAGCCACTGGATCAAGACGCGAGATCTTGATATGTACACCAGGGCCGTCTTTGGGATCACAAAAAACCTTGAGCGAAGAGGCAGCAACGATCAAGGCGTCGTCATTGTAGCAAATTTTTGTCAATGCGTCACCACACGCTCTGAGTAACTTGTCTGCATCGCCCTTGACAGAATGAAGCACGGGCGCCCCTTCTTTCAAAAACCCCTTTGAATTGAAATGATTTTGAGGGCGCTTCATACAAAACAGCGCGGAAAGCAGATAGATGCCATCTGTTTCCCAGTCCTTTGGGCGCATCAGGGTTGCCACGCGCCCGATAGAAGCCCTCCAGGCGTAAAGGCCTTTGGACTGCTCCACCATTGCTACAGCAACCCTCTGACGGCCTTCCTTGTCGGTGTAGGCGCGGCCAAATGCGCTCTTTGAGCCTTGGGTTTCAGGTTTGCCGGCGACGAAGAAGGAATAGGACTGAATTGAGCACTGCTCAAGTGTCGTTACCAGATTTGCTGTCACGCTCTTGCTCTTTTTTGAGCTTGTAAACTTCGATTAGACTAGCGATCAAAACACGAGTTTTGTACTTACCAAAACGATCACTAATCTTGCGAGCAATTTTTTTCATTTGCTCGTCGCTCGTGTTCTTGTATAAAGATGCCGACCCAACCTGCAGGGGTTTTTCTAGAAAGCCAACATCGACCGCGCAATCAATTACATCGCCGTATTTTTTCTCCGCCCCAATTCTTTCGAGTAAGTGCGGGTATTGATCATAAAGTCTTTTCAGTACGGCAAGCCTTCTAAACATTTCACGTTTTTTGCGCTTATACCTGATTTCAATATAGTGCTTGATTCTTAAGAATTCAAAGTACTCTTGAGGGAAATCAAAGCCTTCGTTTTGCTCGCCCAGCCATTTAGCAAAGCGCGCGGCGCACTGAAGCTGTGTTTTGTCCTCTACGCCAGCCTTTGCGCAGTTTGCAAGAAAAGTGCTAAGAGTTATCTTTTTTATACCCAATCCATAATTTGAATTAAACAGAAAGTCTTTGACTCCGCTCATCTTTACATCTCTACCACCAAATGTTTTGTATCCCAAATAAAATTGATTCTTGACGATTTTGCACATTGTCACAAAAAATACTTCTGACTTACTTCCATTGATTACCGATCCAAGATGTAAGCGCGCATCAGCAATAAGTCGCGCCCCGTAAAAGTCGTCTTTTCTGTCGTTCAGCATTGAATGAGCGCATCAATTTTTTGTCTAAATTCTGCCACGGTGCCGTCATTGATAATGACGTGATCGAATGATCCCCATTTGTCAAGTCCACCCTCTGACTCATGGTCGCCTTTGTTGACTGCGGATGGGCGGATAATCATCCACATTTCGCCCTTTATTTGTTTGATCATTTCTGCTTCATTGGCGAAGCGCACGTCATCAATAACAATGCTGCAGTCTTGATCCCTGAGACACGATGCAATGCGATACATCATGCACTCAATCCAGAGTTCATCAGACACGCATTTTCTACCCCATTCTGTTCCAAGTGTTTGCAGTATATGTCGTGCTGTTGTTTTAATTTCTGGGATTTGCTTTTCTTTTTGCGCCCACACGAAGCCAGCTGCCTGGTCTTTGGTGTAGCCAAATGACATGATGAACTCAGTCGCCATGTGCTTAATTGGCTCAGCAAAGCTCATCGTGCGATAGCCCTTTTGGGCTAGCACATTTGCTGCAAATGTTTTTCCTGACTGAGGGGCTGGGCTGTAAAGGCCAATCAGGCGATTCATGACAAAAAAGCGATGATTGCATGATACAAGAAAACCCCCTTTCGGGGGCCTTCAAGTCTTGGGCTTACGAGTTACCTACCTTGACAGAGCCCAGAAGCCATGACTGGCCGGATCCACTCTGCTCTTAGACAAGACCTCAACTTTTCAGTGCCTTAATGGTGGAGATTACCGCATGGTCCGAGCAGTAACATTGTCAGCACAGAGGAGGTAAGTGAGCGGTCTGGTAACTTTGACCTTACTCGGCCAAGAGTTGATCAAAAGGCAACGTCTTCGTCGCCAGCGGGGGCTTTACCCTTGTAACCGCCTTCAATGTCTTGGCGTTCTGGCACAGTGAAATCAGTTGCATCCATATATACGGCAACGTAGTCAGTGCCGTCTTTCTTTTTCTTGGGCACAACGCTTTTTACCGATCCAATCAAAGTTACCTGACGACCATCTTCGAAAAATCGAGATGCTGTTTCGATTTTTTTACCATAGAAAGTGGCATTAATGTAATGAGTCTGTTTGCCGTTAGTGGTTTTGGCACGAATGCTAACGATACCGCGCTTACCGTAGTCACCGTCTTCGACTTTGACTTCGCCAGTGACGTAGCCGCTTGCAACAAGAGTGAGCATTTAGATTTCAGACTCAATGAGCCTGGGGAATGAGGTGTTTTCTAGTGAGCAGTAAGCCTTGTAGCGCTCGATGAACTCTTGCGCTGCTGCTTTCAGCTCTTGCTTGTCGAGAACATGAACATGAGGTTCACGCCAGTCGTAGCAAACACAGATTACCCCCTGAGTTATGTGATTGTCAAGTTCGCCCTTCTTTACTGCAAGATTGTGAGCAAGTGCGTATGAAGCGATTTGAATCTCAGCTTCTTTGTAGTGAGACATAGACTTTGCTTTTTTCTTTACGTTTGGCTCTTTATATGAGCGCACTGTTTTCCAGTCCCAGATTGTGTACTGACCTTCCCACATCAGGCGCAAGTCAGCAGTGCCTGCGTACCCCAGGTCACAAAACAGCTCCTCCTCCATTAGGAAGGATGGAGAGCTGATTTCATTTTTGAAATTCTGAGACTTGATTAATTCAAGAACAGGCGACAGATGAGTAATGTATTCATGAATGTTGTATTCCATAATCTCATCCATTGTCGCATGATCCATTTCATGTTTATCTGAATCGCCAGTGAAAAACAATTCAGCCTCAGCGTGAATGATCGTTCCTCTGCGCTGCGCTCTTTGCATGATCTCTTGCCAATCCGGCTCCATTTGCCGCCAGATCTCAAGTCCCTTCATTTTGTTGGGATTGAAAAGCTCAGATGTTCTGCCTAGGACTGAGCTAACAGAGACGTATTCATGGTCGTCTCTGACATAAAAGCCAGATTTGGGGTGTGCCATGCTTCTGTTAAATGAG